AAATCGGTGTTTGGTGGTTTACTCCGTGATAAACAAACCACCACTTGACAAATTATAGTTGAATAACTATATAAATAATATTGAAAGTGCCAATAGTGGGCTTTCAATTTTAACTTGCTTAATAAAAGGAGATAAAAATGACTAAAAATCAACTAAGCATATTTAATCAACTAAGACCTTTATCCATAGGTTTTGACAATGTATTCAATCATTTTGAATCAATGTTAAACGAAGATTTTGGATTAAGAGTTCCAACAGTAAACTATCCACCATATAATATCGTAGAGACTTCAAAAAACAATTATGATATTGAAGTGGCTCTTGCTGGTTACAATAAAAAAGATATCGATGTAACCTTTGAGGAAGGACAGTTAACCATTAAATCTAAAAAATCCGATAAAGAGGAAACTAAAGATAAAGATGGTAATACAATTTATAAAGGTATTGCTAAGAGATACTTTGAACGTTCTTTTACAATTGCTGATGATGTTGAAATCGTAGGCGCTGAGTTAAAAGACGGTTTATTAAAGGTATCATTAGAAAAGATTATACCTGAATCAAGAAAACCAAAAACTATTGATATTAAATAGTTTTTAATATTAAAGGCCGTATGCTTGACTTACGGCCTTTTTTATAGTATAATGGAATTATCACTATTTAAAAATAGTGGTAAATGTGCGTTGACTTATAGTAGTATAAGTTAACAAAATGAAACTGCTACTTACAGTAGCAAATTATAATATGAAAGGAGTTACCTATGGTAATTCGTACAAATGGACGTAGACCATTAATATCTACAAGCAAAGACTATACTCTAACAAGTTCTTTAGTTAGAGATTTAAGAAAACTAACAGCACTAGACCTAAGCTTTCAAAGTGAACAGCGATGGGATTTAGAGCAAAAATCAAAATATATAAGCAGTTTAATATTAGGTATGGCACCTAGTAAGGTTGTTTTAGCTAATATAAATGAATGTTTAAATAATTCTCAAATAGATAGTTGGGATTTTATATATTTTAATAATTGGAAACAAAAAGGATTCCAAAAGATATCAATTGATGGTAATAACAGAACAATTACTATTGATGAATATATGAATGGAAAAGTATCAATTAAACATGGCGACTATCAAATGCCAAATGGACAGATAGTAGTTATTGATAAAAATAATGATACTTGGTTTAAACATCCTACTGTTTTTAGAAAATATATTGAAGAAAATATATTTTTAACAGTAACTGAATATACAAACGCAACAAGACAAGATTTAACTAACTTGTTTATTTGTATTAATGATGGTTTTACATTAAACGCACAAGAATTAAGAAACGCTATCTTAGTTCCTTATGCTGAATGGGTAAGAAAAATGACTTCATTAACATATGATGATATGTTAGTAAAAGTATTTCCTACTATCAAACAAAAAATAAGACGAGTTGTTGATGACTTTATAGTATCAATGTCTATTTTTACAACTTATGGTACAGAAAAATCAATTCAAGGCGCTGAAAAAAATGCAGCTTATGAAGATGATTCTACAGTATCACAAAAAGTTCAATTAGAAAGAGCAGAAAAATTAATTAAATCTTTTGATTCTTTTGTTAAAAAAAATTGTGGTGAAGAAATGAAAAACCACAGCACTCTTTTTAATCTTTTTATGGTATATACTTATCTTTTTGATAATGAATATATTATAAAAAATGATAAAACTTTTTATAAATGGTTTATAGAAAGCGAAAATGAAAGGGTAGGTAATACTAAACCTATAATGACAACTGTAGGAGGCGAAAGTAGAACATACGAATCTTGTAATTCTACTATGTCATCGCCTGAATTAACAGCAAGATATAAATTATTAATTAAAGACCTTTCTTTAGTTATAGATATTCATGCTGATAAAAAAGATAAAATTCGTTTATTTTCTACTCAAGAAAGATATAAACTTTGGAAAAGACAAAATGGTATTTGTCCTATAACCAAAAAAGTTATACCTGAATTTGAAATAAATGACGATACAAAATGGCATGCAGACCACATAATGCCTTACTCTAAAGGAGGAAAAACCATTTTAGAAAATGGCCAGTTGATTGATAAGTTATCTAACTTACAAAAATCTGATAAACTAGAAGTAATTAGATAGATAATATATATAAATTTACCTATTGACATAAATATAATAAACCAGTAATAATATTAATTATGTCATTAGGTAATAAAGATTACGCAAACGCAAACTTAGGAGATATTGCTGAAGCATTAATGTGTTCAGGCATTGCTCAAGCTTTTATCAAAAAAGGCCAAAAAGTTACGGAAAAAGAAGTAGTAAGTTTTTCAAAAAAAATAGTTCAAAAAGGAAATAATAAAACAATAATTAATACCATAATAGATAATAATGGTAAAACAAAAGACGAAGTTCATTGTAGAATTAATATACCAGCTGAAGCGCAAAAGGTTATATTAAATGCAGAAAAATTTATAACAAAACCAGATTTGGAAGAAATTTTAGTATCAATAGTTAAGTATTGTAATACAGATACAAGAACAAATGCTGACGCTAAAAAATTTTCAAGTAATGGTGTTGCAGATAAAATAGAAATTACAGCAGACGGAGTTGGAGACCAAAAAGGAACTAAAATAGATATTTTTGTAAAATATAATGGTAAACCAACACAAGGAAATCTTTCATTAAAAGCAGGTAGTAATAGACTTGGCAATTTTGATAGAGGAACACCTTTTGATTATGAAACTCATATTGGTGGGTTATTTAAAGAGTTATTAGAATTGCCTATACCAAATATAAAAAGAGAATATGATAAACAAATAAAAGTATATGAAAAAATTTCAGAAAAATTTACATTTCCTAAAAGAGATAGGGAAGACCCAAAAATTAAACCTGGTATTGAAGCTTTAAGAAAAGCTATTGATTTAGTAAACAGTGAAGCTGTAAAAGAAATTAATTTAGCTTTTAATAAACAAAATTATAAAGATAAGTTAATTAAAAAAATAGTATGGAGTGCCACCAGAGGAGATAAAACATTATCTATATTAGATTTAAGACGAGGAGCTAGATATAGATATGGGCCTAATTTTGAAATGTTGGTTAAGAAATTAAAATTTACTTGTAAAAAAGTTGCCAGTGAAAGAGGCGGTCCTTCTAAAATAGTAATTGAAGGAGATGGAAAACCTTTTGTGCTTATTAGACCTATAGTTCAAACCAATATTAATACAACAACATTTAAAGTTAAACCTAGAGTTATTTGGGTATTTGAAACCTTTCCATTAATAGAAAACCTTGCAAAAGTTACAACTTGACCTTTTTAATATATTGTGATACTATAAGTTATGAAGTTAAATTATGAAGTTCGTGAAATTACAAGATTTGATGCAGTAGAGTTTATTCAAAAATTTCATTATTCACCAGTAATGCCTTCCATTACAAAACATTTTTTAGGATTTTTTGTAGATAACAATATTAAAGGTGTTATAACTTTAGGTTGGGGAACGCAACCAAGACAAACAATAAACAAATTATTTCCTGGTTTAGAATCAAAAGATTATTATGAGATAGGTAAAATGTGTATGGATGAAGATATGCCTAAAAATTCTGAAAGTCAAATGATATCATGTGCAATTAAATGGTTAAAAAAAAATCATCCTACAGTATCGTTTCTTTATACAATGGCAGATGGTATAATGGGTAAATGTGGTTATGTATATCAAGCATCTAATTTTTATTTTGGTGAAAAGTATTGGACTGATGTTTATCTAATGGAAAACGGTGAAAAATTACACCCTAGAAGTACTAAATCATTATTGGTAGAGAATGCTAAATTTTCTGGTAAAAAGAAACTATTTTGGTTTACCACTGATTATATGAAACATAAAGGAATTAAAAAAATAAAAGGTTATATGTTTAGATATATTTACCCTTTAAATGAAAAAGCAAAAAAATTAATGAAAAACGGTTCATCATTAGATTGGTCTTTAAATTATCCTAAAGATAGTAGTTTAGAATGGATAGATGCTACAGACGCCAAAAATAAAATAAAAATTAAAAAACCTGCATTTACCTTTGAAAAAGCAAAATACAACTTAAAGAATATAAAACAACATGAAAATAAAAAATCTTTAGGTTCGCTAGATGAATTTTTAGCTTGACAAATAAAACAAACTATGGTAAATTAGGAATTGCGGACATAGTATAAAAGTATTATTCTAACTTTCCAAGTTAGCGAAATTGGGGCAGTACCAGTTGTCCGCTCCAAACTATGAAATACAACGAAGATAAAATTTTAAAAGAAATATCAGACTATATTAAATCAACTTATGGTCAACATTATTCTTCTAATAAAGATGGATTTCAAGTTTTAGATTTATTTAAAACTTTAAATATTGGACAAGATTTTTGTCATGCCAATGCAATTAAATATTTGTGCAGGTATGGTAAAAAGCAGGGGTATAATAGAGCAGATTTAATCAAGGCTGCACACTATATTATATTATTATTAAATTATGATAACAACAAGGAGTGAACATGAACCTAAGTATAGACACGCTTGAGATTTTAAAGAATTTTAGTGAAATTAATAACAACATTCTTTTTAAACCAGGTAGTAAATTAAATACAATATCTGCTATGAAAAACGTATTAGCAGAAGCAACAGTCTCAGAAAAGTTTGAAACTGAATTTGGAATATATGATTTAACTGAATTTTTAAGAGCAGTTGAATTATTTGAAAAACCTGCAGTCAAAATTAATGGTGCAAATTATGCCGTTATTTCAGATGAAAAATCAAAACAATTAATCAAATATTTTTTTGCAGATAAATCAGTACTAGTTGCACCATCTAAAGGTATTAATATGCCAGATAAAACAGTTGCATTTGCTTTGAAAAAAGATGATTTTACTAGAGTACAAAAAGCAGCAACAACATTAAATTTACCAGATATAGCAGTTAAAGGTAATGGTAAAACAATATCTATTGTTGCAACTGATAAAAAAAATAAATCATCAAACGACTATTCTTTAAATGTTGGTGAAACAGATAAAACATTTACTGCATATTTTAAAGCAGAAAATTTTAAAATGATTTCTGATGATTATGATGTTGCAATCTCAAAACAAAAGATTAGTCACTTTATTAACAGAAGTAAACCAGTACAATATTGGATAGCATTAGAACCTGATAGTGAATTTTAATAAAGGAGATTTACTATGTC